CCTGTATCGCCAGTTCTCCCAAACGTAAAGCAGTGTAGGTTGCATTTTCTGCGAGTCCTACCTTTACATCCCGGATCATCTGTTGATATGCGATAGTTTCTTGTGCCGTCTTTTTAGCTGCTGCACTCTGCTTCTCTTCTTGCTTAATCTGTTCGTCTGCTATTTTTTCCATGAATTGACGATGGTTATCTGCTCCGTTCCGAATAACCTGAAGATGATTCGCGTATTCGGCTTCCATCGTCTTCAACTTATCCTCATTCGGAACGAACGTGAGAGTATCTGCAAACTCTGCTCCGCCAACGTCCTCGATCTCTTTTCTCATTTTCAGAATCAGATTGAACTGCTCACGCATTTCTGCCACAGTCTTTTTTGTCTTGTCTGAAACCGAAGGAGTAGCCGTAGTAGTTTCAGGGTCCAGTATCGTAGGAATTACCTTAGGTGCTTTATTTTTAAGACGATCAATTGCCGCAGAAAGTAGCTCCTCCCGAGATTTCAACTGTGCGCGCTTTGCGTCGGTACCTTTCTTGCTCCTTGACAATATAATGTCTACCGCATAATTCTTATCCGCTTCCGCAAGTTTAGCCAAAATCTTAACGTGCTCCTGCGTCAACCAATTTAATCGCTCCTGTTCATCCCCCATTTTCGGAAGAGTCTCTGTGATCGTTCGATAGAGTGAGATTGTTTCGGTATTCCATCCTTTACTATAACCTACAATAATCTGAAGTTGCTTAGCGAAATCCTTCATCAGCGCAAGAGCCGTAGGACCGAACGCGCTAGCAACCGCCATCTTAACCTCTGTAAAGGCGTTGCCTAGTAGCTTTATCTGATTGGTCGGGGAATTCATCATAATATCATACGCAGATTTCATCGCGCCTTTAGAATTATTCATGGCATTCATTGTGGACTCTAGCGTTTCGATATTCTGCGAAAGAGAAAGTAAACCGGTTACCGCACGCTGATCAGGGATCAGCAATTTCATTTGATCAAAGCCAAGACCAAGTTTCGCAATCTGCCGCAAAGTAGGTATCCAGCCATTCCACGTGATCCCCATCTTTTCCATTGCTTCCTTTGCTTCTTTTGCGGGGGCAGCGAGGGCGTTTATTGAACTGCGCATGTACGTGGTCGCACGCGTTGTATCAATTCCCGCTTTTGTCATAGTAGCAATCGAAGAGGCAACCTCTTTGTATGATACACCGGCTGATCTGGCAATAGGAAGGGCGACACCAATAGCTTCTGAAAGCTGAGGAAAGGTAGTGACACCCAGCTTGACAGTCTGAAATAAGGTATCGTATACTTCATCAAGATCGTCAATTGACATTCCGTAAGCATTGATCACGGCAAGTCCTGCATGTGCCGCTGTCTTAGTATCAGTTACGCCAGCGATAGCGGCCTTTGCTGATAGCTCAAGAACTCCTGTAGATTGCTCAACCGCGACACCTGCCGAAACAATATCATAGAGGGCAGCCGTAAGCTGCTCGGCACTTTGTGGAATCTGCCGAGTCATCCCGATAACCTCTGCCCCGTACCTTGCAATGTCCCTACCGCTCATACCAATAAGCGTGTTGACTTCGGCAAGTCGATGTTCGAATCCAAGATAATCTTTCGAGAGGTTGCGTACAGCAAATCCAAGAGCGGCAGCGGCAGCGGCAGCCTGAAACCAACCTTGACGAAGCATATTCGCTGACTTCATCATCTTATCAAATTGCGAAGCAGACTGCTTTGCCATACGGTCTTGTTTCGCACCAAGATCGCCGACCTGTTTCGAGATCGCTTGAAGCTCCTTCGAAACAAAATTCTGCAACCGAGCTTCCATTAACAAAACTTGATCGGCCATTTATTCCTCCGAACTCATCGAACTCTGGTACACTTGCCAAGCCTTCCTAAAACGCATACTGAGATTAGCGTAACTTGGCATCTTCGCAGAAGGGAACTCTTTGTGGTATCTGTAAAGCACCGCAAATTCAGTTACCGACGCTGGGATAAACTTCACGGGACAATTACGAAATCTCAAAAGTTCCTCGCCTTCTTGCATCTCTGTCGGAGAGGCCATCTTCGTTTCTTCTGTGCATCCCCACGCTTCCCTCATCTTCGGGTTAGCTGCGCACGATGCGCATCGAAATAACTTTCCAAACGCACCGGCGTGCAACGCAGCTAGAATCCTAAACCCAAAACCTCATCTTCGCTGAGTGCCCCATTACGGAGAATGGCGTTTGCCAATTCGTAAAGCAGCTCTTTCGGTATGGCTGCGAGCGTCGGAGCGTACTTGATTTCCTCTCCCGTTTTCATATCCTGATAATTCTCCCAGTGAACGATACCATCTTTACAGACAATAATCGTAAATTCCCCTTGGTTCACCTTGACCTGAGAAGAGGTCATGTCGTATGAACCACGCATTGCATCTTGTGCCCGTGCGACCTCTACTCCTGACAATCCCCGAAGTTTGAAAATCGGTTGCACCTCTATGGGAAGTTCCCTGTATGCTTCCGGTATATAGTCAAATATCGCATCCGGATTTATAGGGGCATATTCACGCAGACGCTTCTCAATTTCAGGTGTCAATTTCATCTCATTTATCTTCATTCCCGACTCCTCTTGTTTGATGTACCGTAGAATTGATTTCTATAGGCCATATCTGCCCCAGGATCAACGTTCAGGGCTCGGGGTACTACTTAGTACTACCGAGCCACTAAACGCCCGTACAGAGCTTATTTGGAGCCCTGAAGAATCTCAACTTCATCATCGCCAGAACTACGTTTCAACTCACAACGAATCTCATTCGTTACGTGGCCCTCTCGCTCACCGGGAGTATAGGTCTGTACATACTGCGCAGCGGGCGCTGAGATGTAAAGATTCTCCCCAACAGTGATTGACAACTGACCTGTATTGTTCGAAGTTTGCTGAGTGAACAGATCCTCGTCTGTTGATACCAGCATGTCCGGATCAAGCTCGATTGACGGATTCCTTCCGACCACTCGAGCACCTTCGTACCCTTGTGCTTTACTTGCGTCAGTGAATATCTCAACCTCATTTCCGAGATCGAGAACGAAGCGACCGACACCCTGCGTATTACCGAAGAGGGTTATCGTCGCAGCAAGAACAGCGGGAGGAAGTTTTGAATCAAATGCCGTCGGAGTGATCATCGCGGCAGCCAAACGAGTAGTGACACTTGTCAATACCCCCTTGAACGAGAATTCGATTTTGATGGGATTACCCACCTGATCGAAACTCAGTCTCGGATTTCCCATGCAGCCATGTGCTTTGATCACAAGGGTCTTTGGTGTCAACCCCTCTTGACGTTCAACGATCTCGATGGTCGCGGGTACACGATCTTGATCAGCGGCGGTTTTCAGCCAGACTCCAGTAGCACTGGCACTCTGCTCCATCGCGCAGGCTCGCAGCATCTGGAAATACTGAGGAGCCGTTCCAGCGGCAGCACCACCGTGAAAGTCAACGCTCCAAGAAGCCTCGATAGAACGTCTTCCACTTACGGAAGTATCCAATGAAAAGTCACCTCGCGCCAACTTGCGGGCATACGATTCGATCGCCGGACTATACTCAATGTCATACGCTGAAAAATCATAGTCCGTTGCCGCGAGAGTCTCCGCTGTATAGGGAGTGCTTTCCAGCTTGAATCCGAGAGTTCGTTTCTGTCTTACCAACTTGAGCGTCATTGCGCTCCTCCTTTGTTTAGTTTGTCATTGACTCAGGATTGGTCAACTTGATTCGATACCAAACTTCTATCATCACGGATACACCGCAATTCGGTTTCTGCCCTTCGATACCAAATGGTTCGCTTGCTGCGAAAAGGCAATTGAAAGCGGTACGCTCGCCATCACTCCCTTGTATATACCAGTTCTGCCCAAAGCGCTGTTGAATGTCAGCGATCATTTTGTCCTGCGCCAATGCAGGATCATCTGATTCGGAAATGAATACGTCAACCTGTACTTCGAACCGAATATCAAGGAGTTCATTGTTTCCATTAATATGCTCGTTTGTCCTCTCCTCTCTTCCCCAAGACACGTTTGCGCTTGGGAATTCTCCTAGTGCAGAAATCGCTCGTGGTGGATCGTAGACTTTGTAAATCGTTGACCGATAACCACCTGAGGTAGCGATCTGTTGTAGATTCCATTTGATTGCCTCACGCAGTTTTGTTCTGACTGTATCGCTCATTCAGATCACCTTCCTCGTGCTGAAGGATAAAGCGACGAT